TAGATCTTGGTTCAACAAAGACCTGTGAAACTCCTGCTCCTGGATTTGAAATAGTAAGCGTTACGCCAATCCCTGTTCCAGTAGTGCTTCCAATACCAACACATTCACTTGGTATGAAGTACAGTTCTTTATTGAAGTTAAGAATCTTAGTTGTGCTAGCAGCACCAGTCCTAATAGTAAATCTTCTAGGATCGTTACTAAGGATAGATGTAGCAGTATGTGCTGTAGATGTCGTCCCATCTTGCTCTCTAGCGACCCTCAAGCGATTTGGTTCGATGTTGAGTACCTTTACCCTCTCACTGCCAATTTCAAGAATATCATTAATAACTAGAGTAGGATATTGAGCGGGACCGGATACTGGAATAAATGTGTTAATTCCAGTTACTGATGCGTTACCAATATCTTCTGTCAGTACAAAGTTGCTGGTGGAAACACCGATTCTATACTTACCTTCTAACGCATCGAAGTATTCAGACTGTGAGTTAAATGTTAAAATATCATCATTCTTAAACCCATGAGGGGAAGAAGACATTCCAATAAATTGTTGTCTTGACTGATATGGAATATATTCAATATTCTCTACCGTAGTTGTAGCGATACTTACGCTATGGACAGATTTACCAGCGATTTGATCTACTGATCCTCTCGCGCTATATCTACCATTCTTCTCAGTATCAAAGAAGATCTTGTCTCCAATCTTATAGTTGGTTCCACCAGTTACGATGCCAATATTATCAATACTGCCAGAAGAAGCAGCATTGATTTCTAATGAAGGAGCAGAAACTCTATTGGGGTTGAAGATATATTTGTTATCGCCATCGTTAGCAGAAATATTGTAGAAAACTGTGTTTCTCAAATAACCCTGATTACCAATGGGATAGTCTAATTGATTGGATGACTTTTTGAAGTTAAAGTTATTGGGTTTTGATTTGAAGGATGGACCAATGAGATATGGGAATGCTGGTCTCTTAAACTTATCAAATGGACCACTTGTGTCTACCCTTGTATCAAACGTAGCAAAATAAGCATAAACGCCATTTGGATATTCTGGTGTTACGCAGGTTCTGCCGTTATGCTCATCAAGATCTCCCGTCCCTCTGTAAATATAATCTTCTACAAAGAATCCCTCTCTGAAAACAGAGACAGGGGGTCTTTGTGCCTGACTGGTTACAAGTTCATAACCAGAGATCATTTGCTTCACCGAACCACCAGTTCCATTAGAATAACCAAATGGACCATAGATTGGATTGCCATCATATGCCCATCCAATGATAGGAGAGTGTTGATCTGCGTTTACCTCAACTCCATTCTCCTTAACCAAATCAGGAGAACCATAAAGTGTATTACCATTAGAATCAACCGAATCAACTGATTCTCTTAATTTACGAGGAGCATAGACGTGTGAATATTGAAGAGATGACGAATCAAGGTTATCATCAATAAATCCATCATCATCGTCAATATTATTGAAGTCGTTAGCAAAAACATCAACATTCCATTCATTGATATTTGCTTCGGCAGTTGCCCCGTTTCCTGACGGTTTTACGTCAATTCTAATATTGCCTTGATCGTATCCTATTCCACCACTGATAATTTTTATTGATACAATTGAACCATTATCGATAACTGGAGTTAATTTACAATAACTTCCAACACCAACAAGATTAAGATCTGGAGGTGAGTTGTAACCTGTTCCTGGGTTTTGGATAATTACATCAATAATCTTACCATTTGATACAACTGGGAACAGTTGAGCAGAGGTCCCACTTTCAAAAGTAATACTTGGTTGTCTATCGAAGTTGAGGATAGTCGATGAACCATATCCTACACCTTTTGAAATAACATCAGCAGATGTTACGGATCCTCTGAATACGGGTGTTACCTTACATGTAAAGTCTTGATTCGTCAGACTATTAACACCAACAGTTCCCTCAATGGACATGTTGATTGGTTCATAGTTAAAGGAACCTGTGCCAGTTGAACCAATACTTACTGAGATGTCATTATCGAAGTAATAGTTCTTGAGAGTACTACCTGCCCCAACCTCATACAATTTGATTGTATCTTTGTTTACAGATTTGACAATATAATCAGTAATAGAATTTAATCCTACAACTGCGTCACTTGCCTTTTCGGGAGTATATCTGATGATATCTCTAGTGGAGTATCCATGATCATCAATGACAAAACAGTTAAGTGCTGTTATAATTCCAGCAGGGTTAATATTTCTTCTGTTGTTCTTATATCCCTCTCCTGGGTCAACAACAATTACACTAGTGACAGTTTTCTTTCTCGCAAAAGAATCAATAGAATGAGTATTATCACTATGTCTAGTCATTGAGATGGTATTAATACCAGATATAGCGTCTAACTTACTTGGGTGAAGTTGGACAGTAAAGGCATCTATTACCTTGACATAATAATAGGAATTTGTAGAAAGACCTACGATAGGAGCAGTGCCCTCCGTATTGTAGATAATCTTCTCATTATCTCTAAACTTATGGAAAGTTGAAAAACCAATCGTGTTTGTTGGATCGAGAGTTACGTTAGTGCTTCCTGCGCCAGCATTGAACTCAACACTATGACCTACAGAAGAGATATTAACTTCGGCAACTGCCTCTCTAGTTGGGAATCCACCAGTAATTCTTACAACTGGATTATCAACATAGTCATACCCTACATCAACAATATCAACTCTCTCTAATGAACCAGATACCGAAAGTGTTCCTGTAGCGCCAACACCCAAAGTATCTGTAATGGAAAGAGCAGGTGGATTGATTACATCATATCCTTCACCTTGGTTTTGAATGCTGATAGAATTGATCTTACCGTAGTATACTGACTTCGGTGATTTGAAGTTAAGAATCTCAGTGCCATTAATCAACATACCATTATAACCTGGTTCGGTGTCAAATACACCGGACTGATTATCTGGTTTGAGGAATTGCCTATACAGATACTGACTCTTCAGTTGCTTATTGTAGAAATCATAGTAGATAAATTGATTATCTTGAACTGCACCAGCAGGAATGATATACTTCCCACTGAACAGGTCGGATTTACTCTTAGCAATTTGAATTTTAGTCGCAGATACTCTTCTTACAAAGTAAACAAGTTCTGCCATGTTGGTAAACTTGTTTTCGGTTGTAGTAATGATTTGGAAACCATCAGGTGTGGTAGTGACATTTTTAACTGTACTGCCTTTGTAAAATACAGAGTCACCTGTGTAGAATCCATGATCTGTAGTAGAAGTAACTTCAATCACTCCATTGGAATCTGCTTTACCTGAGAACTTTACAGCTTTATCATATGGATTCAGTTGAGTATCTGAATAAAAAGGCAGCGAGTTTGAAGCAACAATAACATCTTTATCGAAGTTATTGTAAACTGTCTGAACGTTGGAATAACTATTTTGAAGTGCTGGATACTTTGAAGAATTACCCTTAAGGGAAAGATTTGTTGCCGTATATGGGACTGCGAGTTTATTTGCTGGTATGATAGAGGACAGTTTTACCGAGAAACTCTTCTTATCATTAACTTTCGTTATATTACCTTGTCTCTGGACCCCATCAGAACTTATCAGTCTGATCAAATATCCAGTTTTAAAGAAATGATCAAGTTTTAAAGTAATTTTGTAGATCGCCTCAGAGAGGTCAACAACTTCAACATTACTAACATCATATTGTGATTTAACGTTGTAGAACCAGTTGGTTGACTTCTTTTGAGTTAAGGGCAGACCTAGTGATTTGACATCAATAGTATCACCAACTTGGAGAGATCTAGTTGGATCTTTTAACTCTAAGTCTTTCAAAGTAGAAGTCATTCTAACTTTGATCTGATCCTCTGTGCCAATACCAGTGAAAGCAAAGGCGTTATTGAAGTATCTTACAGCGGTCTGATCACTGATCTCAGCACTGATATTAGTTGTGCTAATTCCAATAAATTGATTGACATTTCTTGAAGTGTAACTTACCTTCAACTCGTCATTATTTCTAGTGAAGATGCTGAGACTACCAGTGTCTGGGAATCCAACGGTAGAATCAACATCAATAATTGTAGCGCCAATCGCAACAGAATTGACAACTTGTGTCTTAGGATTAGGTTGGAAAGAACCGTAGACGCTTCCTTCTACATTGCTATCTCTATCATATCCATAGTCAACACTGATTTGATAGTATTGTCCCTTGTCGTAGTTAAGTCTTTCAACGTTACAAACAGACCCTCTAACAACCTTTTCTAACTCTGGGGTTCCATTGATTGAGTTGATACCAGACAAGGTGCCCATGGGGCCTGTTCCACGCCCAAGACCTTCTTTCCCAATACCACCTTTAGATCCAAAGTTAATGATTGGTTGATATAATGTCTTCCCATGTAGCATAAGTGGGTCGCCCACATATGATTCAACGATGAAAGATTTGGAGATTCTATAATCTGCGTCAGATGGTCTAATCAGAAATCTACTTGGAAGGATAACCTCTGCTTCCTTACCATATAGTGCTCTGAATAGAATTTCAATTGAGGCATCTGTTCCTTTTGAACTGTAGAAACTATCTGAACCGAAGATGAAGTTTCTTTGATCCAGTCCATCAACCAGTTTTCTATCCTGAAAACCAGGAACAACTTGTCTCTTTAATTTCTTGAAAAACTGCTGTAAGAACAGAACATTAAGGTTCTGAATCTTCGTACCCTTTTTATGATTCGTGGATAAAGAGGTCTGGAATACTAATTTGTCAGGATCAGGACCAATGTATGATGTAATGCCACTAAAACCTCTTTTACAGTTTTCAAACGTGGTATCTGTCTTAACCTCATAGGAGATAATCTCATCATCAATTTTGATCAGTCCATTTTGATCAGGGAATCCATATGTGAAGTTTTTATCAACACCTGTCTTAATAGTTGTAGAGTTATAATCAATATCCTCTTGTAGGATTGTTTCTGCATCCAGTTTAAACAGTTCATCAGTCTTGACATATGAGTCAAGATTTTGAATCAAATCAAATGTGCCGCCTGGGATTTCTTGTGATTTATAATACTCTTCTAGAAAAGTAACGAGCAGAGGAAAATCATCCTTGACATACTCAGGGACCTGAGACGCAAGGACATCTTGGAATTTTACTCTATCTTGTGCCATTTGATATTAATAACCGGAGGAGGATCCTGGACTATATGATGTAGATGGTGGTTGAACGATACCTGTTACGACTGAGGTGCCAATCTCTACTGCGTCTACTGCGTTAGTAGTGGTGCTTGGTGTTTGAGTGGGAGTGGTTTGAGCAGTTGATGCTTCTCCATTTTCACTTCCAACAAGAATAGGCACACCACGAACCAATGAATTTCCATCAAAACTTGGAGATACAATGTAGTTCGTTCCAGATACATCAGTTTTAGAATCAATCTGATCTATAAGAGTATTTACCACAGTATAATTAAGGTCTAATTGGAGATATAGATCTTGAAGACCAATAACATCATTTGAATATGGAATAGCAGAAATCTCAATGATAGGAGTGGTTCCCTTCGTAAGAGCTGTTGAGATGATCTTCACTGGGTTCAACATAATCTCACCCTTCTTATAATTTACGGTTCCAATATTTCTCTTTACAATCACTGGTTGACGTGGAGCATTCAACTTGAAGAAGAATAACTCTCCTGTTTCCATATTAGCGTCTGGAAGATCGCCAATGTACACGGTATCAGGAACACCACTGATTTTGAATCCCGAAGATCTAAGGTTGAATCCCATCATCACACCCTCTGCGATGGTGCGGCAATGATTCTTAAGGCGGAATCTGTTTCCGTAACACAACTCGTATTCAGCGAACTGTCCAAGCTTTGCTTCCAGGTCTCTTCTAATCTGAATATTAGTGATGTTTGATGTAATCGCAGCGTTGGAGTTATCAACTATGTGTTGATACTTACTATACTTAAACCGTGCCCCAAATTTGTTCAATTCGGATGAATCAGCATATCTACTAATCGCCGCCAAAACATCGTCTCTAATTGGGTTAGAGATTCTTCCGGCATTAGCACCTCTTAACTCATCCCCTTGGTTGTTACCCAACTGCATTGGCGTCAGGTTGCTGTTGTAGTAGACGTTAGACGATGGTTCGATATAAAGGTATGAAAGATCGATGATATCAACCCTAACACCTGCTACTTTATATTTTTGAATTTCAGAGCGAAGACTATCTTTCAAACAATTTGAAAGGAATACTCCGTTGGTAGGTTTGATACTAATGAATACCTTACCGTATTGGGGTGGATTTAACTCTTCACCACCATATGCCGATACAGATTCTGCTTCGGCATAGATTTTAGGAATCAGTGCTTCATAATCGGCAGCGGTTACTGCTCTGTTCTGTGAAGCATAGACTTGTGGTCCATACTTCTTAATTGAGTCAATGGATTCAATTCCAGCACCACCAGCAGATTGGCCACCAACAGTTATGAATGAGAAACCTTTTGTAACAGGTGTTCCATTATTAGTAACGACTGAACCAGCAAACGTTACATTAGTAATATTATTTCCAGCAGATCCACTTGAAACAATATAACCAATCTCTAATTCATTTGGTTCTTCTAACTTCTTCGCAATGATGCCATCACCAAACAGCAGTTCATAACGCTCTCCATCAATTTCCTGGAGGAAGAATACACGACTTTCTGGTCCAACACCTATCAGACTGTTAAACTGCTTGTATGTGGACTTTACAGTGGACGTAGAGGACTCATTTACAGTGACATTGATAGTTGATGTATCAACGCCTGTATTAGGTAAGATGAATTGTTGATTAGGATCTCTTGAACTTACAGTATATGTTTGCTCAAGATATGAACCTTCATATAAGATAATATCAAAGAACTCTGCGACACCATTAGCACCAACAGGAACTGTGATGTCCTGTGGAATTGAAAACACAAAATCAGTATTGCCGAAACGCTGGGATGTGACAGCGACTAAACCCTTCTTAAGCGTAGCAGAGGCAACATTGGTAAGGTTTGATACCGTAAACGACGCAGACAGTCTTGCTGCTCTTCTAGAACGTGGCAGGTATCCAATATTTCTCGCTAGTGATACGACGTTCTCTCGCAACGTCGCACTATCAATGAACACCTCATTCGTCACCATGTTGGCGTTGTATGAGTTGATATATGTGTTATATGCTAACGTATCAATGATTGTTGAGAGGTTAGATCCCTCAAAATCATAATCGGTGAAATTAGAGTTCGCACGAATATAGTCCTTGATGGACGTTTTAATCTGATCGAAATCTAGGTTGCTGAAATTAACTAGTGGCATCTTACCTAGTAGGAACTAATGCTATCTTGATTTCTTGTACGTCCAGAGGAAGTCCAACAATGTAATATTTAATTAAAACATCAAATTGATGTCGTTCAGGATTTGGTCTTACAATTACTTCATTCAATTCTACTCTCGGTTCAAAATTATCAATCGTGTTTTCAATTTCACTCTTAATACTACTCGCAGTAATATTATCAAGTTGATTGAACAATAACGCACTTACATTTGATCCGAGAACAGGATTAAAGGGTCTTTCGCCAGGGATAGTTAGAATTAGATTACGAACCGATCTTGCGATGGCATTATAATTCACAAGACCAATCAAGTCGTTATTGACAGGATTGATCTTGAATGTAGCACTAATGTCCTTGAAACCTTTCGATCTCCTTTCCTGAACTGACAAACTGATACAAGAATTCTACCTTATTTAGAACACTAATCTTCAGTAAGTGTTACCTGTTGAGAACCACAAGTACAGATATGATCAGGATCAGAACAATCGCTTGTCTCAAAAAGACCATCAGCATTTACCTTTCTTTTATTTCTTGGCGTTTGATTGTCATTATTAATCTCACGAAGCATCTTCTGATGCTGATCATTTGCCAAATTGTCTAGGAAGTCAGTCATAGTTTTAAGAGAGGTGAGTAAGCGGTTCATTATCTAGTTGAGTAACCTCATACATGTAATCATCACTTGTTTCAATCGTCCGTCGCCCTTCAACCGCATAGA